CCCAAGGTCATCGGCTGCGGGCCGGCGTCGATCGCCTTCGGCTGGGCCTTGGCCGGGATCTGCTTCATCAGCCCGAGGCCGATCAACGACAACGTGTCGACGAAATCATCGAAGGTGCCATGCGGGAATTTGAGCAATTGATCGCGGGCGTCGGCGTACCAGCGAACGAAACGCGGGAAGTGCACCCGCCCCATCGCCATGCGCGCGTTGATCGATTGCGCGCGAGCCTGCTTGTCGGCGATCGGGGTGATCTCGTCGATGACGCAAAACGCCCGCTTCTCCAACATCCGCTTGCGCAAGAACGGCCCGACGCTCTTTTGAATCACGCCCTTCTCGGCGAACCACAGCATCGGCCGATACTTGAGCATCAGGTGGGTAATGATATCGACGCTGGTGTCGGACGGCATCCGCATCCAGCTCATGTCGGGCATCAGCCAGATGTTGTCGTCGGAATCGACCCCGACCACCAAATGACAAGACTTGTCGTTCTCCTGCCGCGTCGCCACGGCGAAATCCGACGCGCCATAGAAGCGCATGGAATCCACAGATGGAAGGTCCGACATCTTGGTGTAAGTGCGAATGAAGGCCGCGCGAAAGAAGGCGCCCTCGGCCGGCGTCGGCCGGCACTGGTACAAAGCCGAGAAGGAATTCGGGTCTTGCCGGCGCATGTCAAACAGGAACTTTTGATCGAAGCGCGTCGGCCACAACGGCTCGTCGACCGCGCGCCCGAGCGGGTCGTCGGCCTCGGCTAAGGCCGGCAGGCTGATGATCCGCCAGCTCTCCGCCTCCTCCTGGTCGTAGTGCGGGTTCGCCGGATCGATGAGCCGGCCGATCAGGTCATCGTCGGACCAGCGAGTCATGATCAAAATAATCGCTGCGTCCTTGGTCATCAGGCGCGAGCGGAAGACGTTGGTGAACCAGTTCCACACCTTGTCGCGCACGACAACGCTGTCGGCCTCCTGACGGTTCTTGACCGGGTCATCGATCAGATTGACGTCGCCGCCGCGGCCGGTGATCGTGCCGCCGACGCCGACGAAGAACATATCGCCGCCGCCGACCACGCTCAGTCGGTCGACCGCCGCGCCGCCATAGCGCAGGCGGGTCTCGGGGAAGACATGGCCGTAGAGCGGCGATTGCATCAGGGTCTTCACGTTGCCGCCGATGTCGACCGAATACTTGTCGTTGTAACTCGCCAGCACGACGCTCTTGCTCGGGCTGCGGCCGACGTACCAGGCCGGAAACGAGATCGACGCGAGCCGGGTCTTGCCGTGCCGCGGCGGCTCGGTGATCATCAGTTTCTTGATCCGGCCAGCCTCGACCTCCTCGAGCGCCGCGCCGACCACCCGATGGTGACGCTCGTCCTGGTAGGCCGACACGCGCGCGTCGGCGCGCTTATCCGGGCGCGGGCTCAAGTAGCGGGTGAAGAGAATCAAGCTCTCACGAGCTTGAAGAATCGCCTTCTTCCGCTCCAAGAGCAGGAAGCGCCGGTCGGCGTCATTCATTGGGCGTCTTCGTCCGCCGAGCCGTAGCCGTCGCCAGCCTCGTTCAACTCGGCGCCCTTCGGCACGTCATTGGACGGCGCGCGTCCGCCACCGGGCTTGTATTTGGCGACCATCGCGTCGCCCCACGCACTCTCGCCGCCTTGCGGCATCGCCTTGAACGCGCCGTTATCCGAGCGGCCCAGGCCGGCGTGCGCATTGGCGCTGGTGCTGATGCGGGCATGCGGGTCACAGTGGTCGTCGCTGTAGGCGCCGGGATGGCGCGGGTCCGTCTTCGGAATCATGTCAGTCTCCAGGTGGCGGCGGCATGTTGAAGTAGAAAGCCACGATTGCGCTCGCCGCCGCGATCAGCGCGCCCAGTAAAAGATCGAGGCTTTTCTCGGCGTCCGGGCCCGCCGACAAGGTGTAAATCACCGCGCCCAGGAAACAGGTGATGACGAGAACCGCGATGAAGTCCCGCGTCATCGGCTGAAAGCGCTCGCGCAATCGCCACGCCCGATAGGCCTGCAGGATGACAAACGCCCCGACCATGGTGACCGCGGCGACCGCCACCGGCCCCCAGCCGAACAGGCGCGCGGGTTCGTTCATCGATCATGCGCGTCAACGCGTCACTTTTTCGAGGCGTGCGGGTCTGGCGGAGGCGGCGCAGCCTGCGCCGCCTCGGCCTTCTTCTGGGCCTCCTCGGCGAGTTTTCGCCCGGCCTCCTTGCGCTTCTCGTCTTCCTCGGTGACCGTCTTTAATTCCGCCTCATCGGCGGGCTGGCCGGCCACGTAGTCCTTGCTGCCCGGCGGCGCGAGCTTGAACTCGCTCTGCGCGGGTTTGTCTTTGTCATTGGACGCCACCATAGGTCCCTTCTCCTCAGTTAAAACCTCAGGTCATGCGAGCGCCTTTCGCACCGTCTCATGCACCGCCACGCGCCGCTCGAGGTGGGTCAGGCCGCCGTTGATGGCGCGAGTGATCGCCTCGATGTCGTCGGCGTCGGCGTGGCGGTTCAAGGCGTGGGTGCGCCAGAACCAGCCGCTGACCAGCGCGGCGTGCGGGAAACGCTCAACCCGCAGCGGCTCTTGAAGGTAGTCGAAACCGAGCGCGTCGCCGGCGGCGCGATAATTGGCGCGGCCGGTCAACTGAATCAGGCCGCGACCTTTATAGCGCACGCCGTCGCCGCGCTCGACATTGCCGAGCGCCTTGCGCCCCTCGTAATCCTGACCCGTCGCATATTCCTGGGTGGTGCGCAGACCATCGCTCTCGTGAATGATCTGCGCCAGAAAGTGTGCTTGGCGATCGACGGTGTCGATCCCGTAGTCGCGCTCCAGAACGGGCATCGCCTCGGCCAGGCCGTCGATGATCCACGGCTTGCCGTCCGGCGCCGACTGGCGCAGGACGTCCGCCCATTCTGCAGCGTTCATCATTTTACTGCGCCGGCGTCGGCACGCCGGGGTGGCTGTCGCTTGGAACGATCGCCACCGCCCAACCGCTTTGCGCCGTCCAGTAGGTCTTCACGTCCCAGTTCGATAAAACCTTCGGCGGCTCGTTTGGCGGCAACACGATCGGGTGAGTCGGCGTTCCCGGGGGTGTTGGAGGAATCACGATCGGATGTTCTGGATGCGCATCGGGCGGCCAGATCGGACTGTCTGGCGGAATGACGATCGGGTGCGCCGGGGCGCCCGGGCTCGACGGCGGCGGAATGACGATCGGGTGTTCGGGATGCACACCGTCGATGACCCCCGGCGGGATGAAGATCGGCGGCATGGCGACGGGGAAAGACGGTTGTCCGGCGCCGCCCCACGTTCCAGGAGGTGGAAACGGTCCTGGCTGTCCGCCGCCACCCCAACCCGGAGGCGGGTAGGCAATCGGCGGCATGACGCCGGGGAACGACGGTTGGCCTGCGCCACCCCACACGCCCGGAGGCGGAAACGGCCCCGGTTGACCACCGCCACCCCAAGTCGGGGGTTGCCCCGGAGGCATTGGCCCACCCCCGATAGTCAAATCAGCATCGTAGATTTCACCGACGATAATCACTTTTTTACCGGCCATCGCTTTCTCTCCTCCTCGTATCGCCACCAATAAAAATCACGCTCGCATTCAAACCCGGTGAAGTCGATCAGTTTTCGCCGTCAATCTTCGGGTCACGCCAGCCGTCCGGGTGACAATAGCCAGTGTCCGAACGATACAGCTCCGGCCGCGAGGCGGGGAAAGGGCAGGCCGCCGACGCGGCCGAAAAAATGCACCATCGGCTCGCCGGCCAGCATCGCAATGACGCAGATGATGAACACCAGCAGGCAGATCAGCAGGTAGATGCGCTGGATGGTCCACGGGATCGGCCATTCGAATATCGAGGCGACCCAGACGATGATCGCGCCGACCAGCACCAGCACCGCGACGAGCAGAACGCAGTTCAAAACGCCGATCAGAATGCCGAGAACGCTCATGACTTCATCCGTGCGTGTTCGTTGCGGACAACCCGCAGCGCCTTGTCAAGGATCGCGGCATAGTGCCGGTTCATCGGATCGGTCGGGACATGGGCGACGGTCGGGCCGACGAGATCGCCAAGCGTTTCTCTCTCGTCGAGGGTGACTTGGATCGTAGTTTCTTCGGGTGTTGAGTAGACAAGCTGCATGGTCAGAAGTCCGCGTCCGCCGTCCAGTGCCATGAGAAATTTGGCTGCGCAGTCGCTACTGAAGTAACGGAATACACTGCAAACCCACTATCGCCAACATTGACAGAATTGGCGACAACCTCTGCATTATTCGCGATATCTCGCCCCTTCCCAGACGCGCCAGTCGTTGGCGAATAAACGATTGTAGTTGGCGACGATCGTTTAGTTGCCTTAAACTGTATGTTAGCCGAACCGTTAGTCATAATGGCGCTTGGCAAATTGAATAAAACATAAGGAGCGCCAGACGAAATAACTGCTCCCGGCGCACTTGTTTGCGGATAGGACTTCTCGTAATACCGCTGGCAGTCGACCAGATTGTCGGCATACTTCTTGAACTCCGGCTCGGCGTTGGCCGCCGCCGCGCCGACCATCAGCGCAACGCCAGTGATGTTGAGCGTGGCGTTGAGCGTGCCAACCACGCTGACCGCGCCGGGAGCGGTGAGAAAGTTGCCCGCCACCCAAGCGCCAGCCGTTGTCTGAAACGTCGCGCCAGCTCCGATGCTAAACGCCAGATCCAATCCCTTGGCGGTAGCCGCGACGGACCAGGTTCCCGCCGTGTCGCCAGGGACATTGATCTTGACCTTCGTCCATGTATTTGCGGTCGGAAGCGAATAGGTGAAGACGTAAGATCGAGTGTCAGCGCCGTTGCGGATCGAACCGCCGAACGTCCCAGTTAGCGTCGAACTAGCCCAGAACTCCAACGTAACCGGCTGCGCACTTCCGTATCCCCACTGTGTGTCATTAAAATTCACGCCTTCGATAGTTTGAACGAAGAAGAAGTAATCCGATGCTGTCACCGCATAAGCGGCGGCAGTTCCCCAACTCAAACACGATGTATAAGGAAACAAACCCGAGAGCGCAGCGATCTGACCAACATTCCCCTTACTGCCAACAGTTACGAATAGCTCCCATCTATCAATGGCGTAAGCTGATACGGCAGGGGTACTAGTGGCCCCGCCGTGGCGCTGATCGACCGCCATGTCGCCATTGATGATGCGATTTTTGTAGCGGATGTTCTGCGCATCGACGTACTGCTTGGTCGCCGGATTGAGCGCGGCGGGCGGATCGTGCGCCAGCACGATGTCGCCGCTCATCGTGCCGCCGGCGAGCGGCAGGTAGCCGCCGACGTTGGCGCCGGACGTCCACTTGACCGAGTCCCAGGTCCATTGCGTGCCGTTGGGGGCGGTGAAGATCTGGCCGGGGGTCGGGGAGGCGGGAAAATCCAGCATGGTCAGAAGTCCGCGTCCGCAATCGCTCGCCTCATGCGTAATGCTCCTCGATGATGACAAGGCCCGATGTGCCCGCGACACCATTGGCGCCGCCCGAGCCGGTGTTCCCGGTCCCTGCCGCCCCCAGCGCGCCGATCACGACGGGTCCAGTGACCGGGTTGGCGACGAAAAACTCGACATATTCGCCGCCGCCGCCGCCGCCCGCGCCGCCGATCGTGGCCGCGCCGCTCAGGCCGCCCGAGCCCCCGCCGCCTGTGGTTGAGATTGGCGGGCCATAGTTTGGGACGCCGCCGCCGCCGAAATAGGTTGAGCCGCCGCCGCCGCCCATCAGATAAACGAGAAGGGTGGACTGCTGGGTCGATTGCCCATTGCCTCCATAGCCCCCGTTGAGGCGCACGACGAGCGTTCCAGTCCCGTTTCCTCCCCCCGATCCGCCGACTCCTCCGGCGCCGCCGGGTCCAGCCCCTCCCGGCGCGCCACCCGCCCCGCCAGATACGCCCCATCCCGCGAATGTCGTATTGCCGCCTGCGCCGCCGGGTGTTCCCGAGAATGTGCCGCCGCCGCCGCCGCCGCCTGCGACCATGCGGACACGGGCATAGCGAACCCCGGCCGGGGGCGTGTACGTCCCATTCGCCGCAAAGCGTTGCACTGTCGGAATGGTGATCGAGGCGATCGCCGTATTGACGAAGGCGGTGGTCGCTCCCTTGGTCGAGACGTCGCCAGGCGTAGGCGTGGCCGTGGTTATCGCTCCAGTGAACGCCGCCGTCGTCCCGGCGAGCGGCCCGGTCATCGTCCCGCCGCTCAAGGGCAAATACGGCCCGCCGCCGAAAGTGTTGGCGACCACCCACTGGCTAGTGTTGGGGTCGACGTACCAAACGTACAGTTGTCCGCCGACGCTATCGAACCACAGTTCTCCGGCCTGCGGCGGCGGCGATGCTGGCGCGGTGTCGGAGACGATGACGCTGCCGCCGACTTGAATCCACTGGGTGAGGTTGAACGCGCCAGCCGGGACCGCCGCCGCAGCCTGATAAAGATTCCCTCCTTGGACGACGAAATCGCCTTTGACGTAGTTCGTCGTCGCCGAGAAGAACCTGACGCCGATGAGATCGACGGGCGTCGCTGTCGTGTCGACGACGCCCAATTGCTTGTCGGGAAAGTTGACGTAAAGCTCGCCGGGTTGACGACCGCTCGGACGGACGAGAGGCGTCGACGATCTTAAAGTCTGAATCCGATTGACCACGGCTATCTAGCCCTTCTCAAAAACTCCCCGCATCGATATTCGCTGCGGCGACGACCGACACGGCGACGCTGTTCGCTGTGGTGTCGACATAGGCTTTGTTGGACGCGTCGGCGGGGTTGACGGGAGCGCCGGCCATGAGGGTCAGGGTCCCGGTCATCGTCGCCCCCGAAAGGGGGACGACGGCGACCCAGGCGAGGGCGTGACGGCCGTAGGTCGCAGCGTCGTTGGGGGCCTCGGGCGGGCCGGCGGAGGCGCTCAGGAGCTGCCAGGCGCCGGCCTTGCGGGCGTAGGCCTGGGCGTCGGGCGCATCGGCCTGGATCGGGTCGGGAACCCAAGCGCTGTTGGACCGGGCGTACAGCGTGGTGTTCAAGGGGGCTTCGACGAAGCCCTTCGCCCATTGGGTGGTCTCGGGCGGGCCAAGGGCGGCGATCTGCACCGTATTGCCGACCGCGGGGGTCGGGGCGGGCACAAAAGACGCGAGGTCGAAGGCCTTAGTCACGTCACGGGGCCCCCGGCGGGTGATACCAGAGGACGTAGGCGTAGGCGTCGGCGGCCGGAGCGGTGACGAAGGTGAGGGTCGCGCCGGTGCAGGCATAGGCGACGACCGGCTCCTGCGGCACGCCGTCGAGGGAGACGAACAGCTCGGTGGCGTTGTTGACGGTGGGGGTCGAGTTATCGGTCCCCTGGAGGGTGAAGCTGACCTGCACGCCGTTGAACACGAACGGCTTCATCTTGGTGATCTTGGTCGCCGCCGGCTGCAATTGCGCCGGGGGAACGAGGACATCGATCGCCAAGACGTAACCGGCCGGCATGGCGCGGGTGAGGGTGACGGACGACGAGGCCGGATTGACCAGGTAATCGCCGAGCGTCCCGGTGCCGTCGTCGGGGGTCAGGCGGACGCCGTTGGCGTGCACGGCGATCCCGTTCGAACCGTCGGCGAGGAGGGTGAAAGAATGCCCGAACAGATCGGCGGCCGTGGTCGGGTAGGCCGTCTTGCCGGCGGCGGTGGGGAAGTAGAGGGCGGAGGTGACGGCCGGCGCCGGCATGCCCAAAGGCACCCAGGCCATGCCGGTCCAGACCATCATCTCGTTGCGGCCGGTGTTGAAATACATCGCGCCGAGCGGCAGCGGCTCGTTGGTCGGGGTGAAGGGGGTGTTGGGCGGGCCGGGGTCGGGCCAGCCGCCCTGGTACCACCAGGCGAGCATGCCGAAGGCGTTGGCCGACTTGTTGGCCCACCAGCGCGACGACCAATGGTCGCCGGTGATCCCGGTGACCGCCAGGGTCTGATTGGGGATCACGTCGGGCATCCACTCGGCCCATTCGATCGACACTTGCGCCCAATCAGCGGCGACAGCGGTCGCGCCCTGCGTGTCCACGCCATAGAAGCCGCCGGTATTCGGCCCCAGGAGGGGCGCTGGGGGTGGGGGCGTCGATTTTTGGGGTGGGAGGGCCTGGAGGACGTCGCGGGCGTCCACGGCCGTCCTGGAGGCTTCCTGAGCGATCCTGGCCGCGCCTTGGGCCTGGCGCATGGCCTCCGCGGTCCGCGCCTCGCGGCGCTCGCCCTCGCTCCGCATCGCCTCCAGGGCGGCGCGCAGGGCGATCGTCTCGCGCGCGGCGATCTCACGCCGTTCGAGCACCGGGGCGAGGCGGGCCTCGATCAGGGCGACCGCAAGGGGGACGACGTCCTCGACCTTAGGGGCCTGCAGGGCGCCGAGCGCGGCGATCAGCTCACGGATCGCGTCGGCGTGGTTCCTGAACTGGGCGTCGAGCCGGTCGCCGGGGTGTTGCGACGTCGGAGTGCGGCGTGAAAACGCAGTGAAATCATAGATTTGCACTGGCGCAGAGGGCATCGGGAATGTTCCCGGCGAGGCTCGCGCCGAACGAGCGGTACGGCTAGGGGGCGGAGCCTAACGTAAAAGCGCCCTGGCCGTCGAGAGGGCAAAAATTCCGCAGCGATTTCAAGGGTCGGGGGAGAAGTGATGGACAGCACAAAGGTGGGGTATAAAGACCGCGGGGAGAGGTGGAAGTGGTGATTTTCAGGGAAAAACCGAAATTTTACTACACCGGCCTGGCAGACGCGGCCACCGGGCGTTGGGGGTGGTGGCAGGGCGGATTGCGCCTTCCCCACGGCCACGTCACTCTATGATCGAAAGAGTGCTGTTGATGAGAACATGCAAGGATATCAACATGTTGCGACACACCCACCAGCGCGGGGCAGCAACGGGGCAGCACGGGGGGTAGGCGCCCAGCCCTCGGCGATCACGGTCCGTTCTAACAACGAATAATATCTGCTGGATCATCAACGAGCGACGTAACTCATTGATTTATCTCATAATGCTGGATGGCTCTGAACAAAAGACCGTCATTTATACCGTCATTCAGACCTCGCCAGTGCGCAGGATCTCGCGCTCGATCTCCTCGAGGGTGAGCGACTCGGGATCGAGGTCCCCCGGGCTATCCTCTTGATCTGGCTCGCGATTTCGACCTAATGCGCCAGCCAATTCGAGCAGCGTGCGGGCCGCGGCGGCGATCACGTTGGGCGGCGCGCCACTCCCTTTGGTCACCAATTCCTCAAGCGCAGATTGGGCTTTCAAACGTAAACGTTGATTTGTTTGTTTCTGATCGCCCTCAAATGAACCAGCGTCGGCCCCCACGCCTCCGTCCCGAACGCCAAGATCAACCGCTGCCGCATGCGTTGGCTGGCCTCCTGATAGACGCTCAGCGCCGTCAATTCGGGCGGCGCCGCCCGCGAGCGATCGGCCTTGACGGCCCTTCGCATGACTGCGAACAGCTCCCCCTTGCCGCTCTTGACCAGCACGCCTTTCCACGCCCATGACCGATAACCTCCATGCGCCGGGCATACCCGCAAGTCCTTGACCGCTAGCATGCCGCAAGGCGTTCCATCCCGCTTTAAGCTCGTGCACACCCGGTGCCCTGGCCGACCAGGCGCGAACCGCGTAGCCTTGGCGGCCTCCAGGAAGGCCTTAGGCGCGATCTTTTGCCCACCGTAGGGCTTGACCCGCTTGATCCTTCGATGGCGCTTGCCGGGCCGCCAATCGAGCCTGGTGAACCGTGGGTCCTCAACACCCAAGCTTGACCACCTTCCCGTCGATCTGCGCCTGCAAGGCCTCAACCCGCGCTCGCAAACGCTGGTTCTCCTGCCTCAACACGACAAGCTCGCCCTGCAGGTCTTCAATCGCAGCTCGCGCCTTGTCGCCGATATTCGGCTCCAGGTCATTGCCAATCGTCTTCCCAATATACTCCAATTCCCGTGTCCACACGGCGGCATGTTCGATCATCTCGTCGAGGTGCGCGGTCAAAAGCGCGCGTCCCGCATCGATGAACGCTTGCCGGTCGCTTCGCACGGCGAGCCGCTCTTTCCATGTTTGAATAAACTGAACATACATGTGAATGACGTTTTTAGTCATGGGGTGTTTCTCCGCATACTGTTGAGTTTTTACCAACTGTGACAGATGTGACACCACCAACCTATGACACTTCCCCGCGCGTGCGTATACGCGCGCGGGGAAGTACTTTACTTTCATGCTGTCACTCGTGTCACAATCACACTTCGAAACTGAGTTTGATGCGTAAACCCTTGAAAACGCTGCCTGTTCTAACATGAGTTGGGATATGCCCAAGTCGACCCATCTCGGCATAAAACCGCTTAAGGCTGTCTCGCGGACGTTGATTGTGTTCTGCCCAATCGCTCCATGAGCTAAACAAGGCCATCGATTGAACCTGCGAGCTGTAATCAATTTCACAACATTCCATCAACCAATTTGCATAGGCGTCCTCCTCTGAGAAATAAGCATCAGTCGCCTGCACCACAGCTCGCGCCGGCTGCAAACCCACGGCCTGAAACTCTAGGCAGCCCTCGATCGCCCACGCGAGAATGCCTGGCCATTCCGCTTTCAATTTTTCGGTAAGACCAAAATCCCGATCCTTATCCGGGATTGTAACTTCAAACGGGATCAAGAACACCCGGCGCCGCATCGCTTGACCGATGCTATGCAGCCGCGGCCGGTGGTTGCCCGAGATCCAGGGCTTGAACTTGGGCTGAAAAGTGAAAAAGTCCTTGTGCATGTAGCGCGCGGTGATGCGCTCGCCGCCGGTTAATTCTTTGAGCCGGCTCTCCGCCCAATACCGATTCGCCTCGGTCTCGGTAGCAATCACCAGCCGCGCCCCCTGCAGACGGGCTAACTCAGTCGGATGACGATCGCTGCGGCTTTCAGTGAAAGTCTCAATCGACGCCGAGAGGCAATAACTTCCGAGCATGCCGGCGATCGTCGACATCAACACCGTCTTGCCGTTCTGCCCCAGACCATGATTGAACAAGATGACTTGCTCTGACGTATCCCCGGTCAGGCAATAGCCGATCGTACGTTTGACGAAAGCGATCAGCTCGGCGTCATCATTCAGGATTCGGCGCAAAAAAGCCTTGAACAACGGGCAATCGCCCTGCGGCGTGACCGCGGTCATCTTGGTGCAATAATCCTCGCGGTCATGCGGACGCATGACCCCAGTCTTCAGGTCGACCGATCCGCCAGGCGTATTGAGCAGCCAGTCGTTGCGGTCCCACTGATCGGCTGTGGCCGCTAACCGGGGGTCGGCCTTCGCTAACGCCAAGACCTTGTTGACCATTGTCGCCATGCTCGTTCTCTTCACTCGCTCCCTCCTGCATGTCCTTCGCGCCAAAGAATTAACCCGCAGAATCGCGTCCTCCACCCAATGCGCGCTGCGCCACTCCAACCATTTTCCCGAAACCGCGACATAGCGCATGCCTCCGGCTACGCTCGCCGCGAACGCTTCAGCGACCAGGTCGTCTTGAACCCGCGCCGCCTCTTCCGCCGCTTCGGCGCCGGTCGCGATCGTCGCTTGGTCGAGGTCGTCAGCGAACGCAAATCGCGATTCTTCCTGAACGAGGGCTAGAGCCTCTTCCGGCGCTCGCTCAAAAGCCAGTTTCAACAAGCGCGGATAACCAAAGCGTGGGTTTTCGATCGACGCCCAAAAGTCCTCAGGTTTGTTTTCCTGTTCCTGAAAAACCTGACCGCACCAATCGATCCAGCGCTGACGCCCGGCCGCGGATTTGCCCGTCGCGCCGGCAATGCCAAAACCCATAGCTTCGAACCTTTCGTAAGGTTCAAAGAAAACAGTGTCGTTGGGTAAGATCGCCAGAACCCGATCCAGTTGCTCGATCGAGCACTGCATTGGTGGGTGATAAAGCGCGTTATCGGAGCGCGTCGCCTTTCCGGCAATCGGCGCCGCCTCCCCATGCAAGGCGAGGCTCAACGCCTGCATGAGCGCCTGGAGCTGCGCGAGCGTAATCGTCCCGACCGGAACGTCGAGGGGGTCGTTGTCCCACACGTAAGGCCTGAGCCTTCGATTGTGGACGCCGTGAATGGCCGAGTACGCGCCCGAGCCCTTGAACTCGATATGCCCGCCGTCGCAGGCGAAACGCCGGTACTTGGGCGCTGGGCCGTCGCTGACCCGCCCGAGGTAACTGAAGCGAAAATGCTCGGGATGGTCGACCCGTCGAATCGCCGCGCCCTCGCCGGCGTGTTGAAGGATGATGGCCAGCGCGGCCGCGCTGGCCGCAGACGTGTCGAGGTCGGCATCGACGAGGAAATAGCCGTCGATCCCGAGGCGGAAACCGAGGACCGCGCCCATGCCGTCCCACCGCACGGCGTCGAGCAGAGTCGCTGGCGGGAGGCGCGGCCAGTTCGGCAGTCCGGTCCATGAGCCGTCGCCGTTCTTGACCCCGGGAACCTTGCCGCGGTTCTCCAGGGTCACCTTGGTGAAGGCGGAAAGCACAGCGTCGTGAGGGATGCCGGGAAGCAGAATAGACGCGTAATCGAGGACATAATCGACGTGTTTCGCCATTGCCCGCTCCGCCACCTGACGAGCTAAGTCCGGCCGTAAAAAACGATCTGGGTCTTGACCTGGGAGGGTCGAGCAAACAGCAACCAAATGACGTTGTCGAGGCTCGTATGCGGGCTGGCCTCGATCCATTTCACCCGGCCCACAGAAATAATTTTTCTCAACCGCGGCAGAAACGGAATCGACTGCTTGGTGTGAATCCAATCGGCTGGCATCAGGAGCCAGGTCGGCGCCTGATCGCTCAGATTGATCAGGATCGCCTCGAGCGGGCGCTTCGCCCACGGCGGGTTGGTGATGAAGGCGTCAACGTTCATGTACGCGCCGTTGCGGGCGTCGACCCGCGGCGGGCATAGGATCCCGGAGATGGCGCAGGCGAAACCCTTGTCGGTGAGCGCGTCGGCGAGGGCGTGCGGTTCGTCCGAGCACGGATCGAGGTAGCGCAGGCGACGGTTCAGGAAGGGCGTTAGGGGATCGATCGCCGACGCCGGCGTCGGATAGTCGTCGCGGGCGCGGCGCGGAAAGTCCGAGCGCTTGCCCATCAACGTCTGGGGTGGCTGCGGGCGTTGGCGTCGTAATCCTCAAAGGGCGTGTAACGCCACAACCATCGATTGACCCACCGCTGTACATGCCGGAGCTTTTCCGCCGTCCAATCATGTCGGATCGCCGGAATTTTTTCGAGCGCGTTGAGCTTCAAGAACGGTTGCGCATACGGCTCGCCGCCCCAAGCGATGACCTTCCGTATGCGGTCCATGCAGACCTCAAACGGCTCGTGCCCGATCATGGTGTAGACCTGCTTTTTTCGTGCTGGGACATCACGCAAAACGCGAAACGCGCGCTCGACTGCCGCGCCCTCGCCTTGCTCGTCAAAGCCAAACCGCCACGGGCCTTTGAGAATGGGACGCCAGCGTCGAAAAACGTCGTCATCGAACGCCGCAGGCTCAAAACCGCTATTAGCGTCTAAGAGCGGAACGCCGGCGGCCTGGTAGCGCTTGACGATATGATCCTGATAGTCTGGCGGCAGGTCGGAGAGGTTGTCGTCACACAGCACCGGCCGCACCGGGAAATCGGGCAGGAACCGGAACGCCTTGCCGTCCATTTTCGGCACGATGCAGAACCAGCAACCGACTGGGCACCCGTAACTGGCGCGGGTCGCCATCGGGTGGTGTCGGACAATCGCGTCGGGGATGTCGCCGCCGACCGTCGCCACGTCGGCTAAGTAGGCTTTGCGAGTGAAGGTTCCGGGTCCGCCAGCGCGAACCGTGTAGCCCAGTTCCTGATAACCTTTGGCGATCAGGCGCGCTTCCGGCAAGCGCCAGGAAAAAGCCACGGAAACGTATGCAACGTTAATGTCGTCATCACGCCAGTGCGCGACACCCTTGATCCACACTCCCGGAGCTTTTCGCATCACGATTTACCATACCGCGCCATGATGGCGCCGGTCGCCGCCAGCGGCAGGCCGTGCGCCCAGTCAGGGCCCGTCGACATCACCGCCAGCATCGTCTTCAGGCGCCCTGGTGCTTCATCGAGGCGCGGCTCGGCGATCAGTTCGTCGTGCACCGTCGCGCACAAGTCGTCCTCGCCAGTGTCGAGCCTCAACATGGCGTCGGCGAGCAGGTCGCGGGCGGTCGCTTGGGTGGCGTTCTCCACCAGCTTGCCGCCCCAGGTCCGTACTCTCACCCACTTCTTCGAGAAATCCAGGCCGCTATAGCGGATCACCTCCTCCTCGTCGGCGAGGCCGTCCTCGTCATTGACGATCAGGTCGATCGACGCCTCGCGGTAGACGATCCAGCGATCGCTCGGCAGGCGCATCAGCAGGCAATGCTCGAATGACCCACGGCCCATGCGGAAGGCCAAGTGCGGGCCCGCCGGCGTCCACTGGTCCTTGACCTGGTCCTGGATCACCGCACGCACCACGCTGTCGACGGTCCGCCACAGATCGCGAATGGCGGAGTTGGCGTCGCGCCACGCCCACACGTGCCTCTGCGCCTCCTCGAATGTCAGCGTGATGAAGTACGGCGGCGCCGCCGCGGAGGTCACGAAGCGCTTCGGGCCCATGCCGAACCCGCACGCCAGCGTTAGCACCTTGCCGAGGTCGCGGTCGGCGCTCATCACCGCCCGGGCGGCGGCGATGTAGATGTCCTGGTTGCGGCGGAACACAGCGAGCGCACGATCCTCGCCGGCCAGCCACGCCACCACCCGCGCCTCGATCGCCGCATAGTCGGCGACCGCGAAGGCGTGGCCTTGCGCCGGCACGTACGCCCCGCGCAAGCACTGGCTGACCACGTCCATCGGCGACCCATGCGTGAGGGCGAGCGCCTCGGCGTCGACCCCGCGCAGGATGTCGTCGAGCGCCCATTTGAGGTCGTAAGCTTTGGTCGGCCGCGGGTAGTTCTGGATCTGCACGCCGCGGCCGGCCCACCGCAGCGTGCGCAGGGCGCCGCCGTACTGGGTCAGGCCGCGCACCCGCTGGTCATCGTCGAGGTAGGCTGTCATCGCCTTGAGCTTGGCGGTCGAGGTCTTGGCGCCTTCCTGGTAGGTCAGAAGGATCTCGCGGGCTGTCGAATCGAGATTCGCATCGGCCAACACCGGAGGCAGGGCGCCCTTCGACAGGCCGTCGATCACCACCTTTTCGCTCTTCAGGTAATCGAGCAGGCGTTTGGTCTGGGTGACCTTCCACACCTTGCCGCCGGTCAGCAGGCTCAAGCGGGCGCCGATGCGTTTCACTTCCCCGTCGACCATTGTCTGCATCGCCTTGACCGCCACGACGTCGACCTTGAGGCCGCGGCCGTTCATGCGCTGGTCGAGCTGCCAAAGGCTGCGCTCGTGCGCCGGCATCGGCTTCAGGCGCCAGCCGATCGCCCGCTCGGTCCGCACGTCCTGCTGGCAATACTCGCCGAGGCGCAGGCGCTTGTCGGCGTCCTCGAGATCCCACCAGTGCAACGTTCCATCAGCGTCTTCGGCTCGAGGCTTAGTCATTTGCTGCATCAGCCGCGCGCCCTCGGCGTCCTTGCGCATGGCGGTCCCGGATATCGGCGCCGCGGTCTCGAGCTTGGCCGGCAGACCCCAGTAGAGCGCCCTGGCCATCGTGCAGTGGAAGGCCTCGAGCGGCAGCGCGGGCAGGCCGAGGGCGACGCCACAGACGTTCCAGATGTTGAATTCGAAGTTGGCGTTCCAGGCGTGAAACTCGGCCCCGCGGGCGAGCGCTTTCAGCATCCGCGCTGGCGCGAGTTCGTGGCTGGGGAACCACACCGACGGCTCCTCGTCGTCGATCGCCCAGGCGAAGCAGAGGATCCGGGTCGAGGGGTCGCGCGCATACTTGTACGCCCCGCAGCGCGTCAGGTTAGCGCAACTGGCGGTCTCGAAATCTCCACTAAGGCGCAGCGGCATGGGATGGGAAGGCGAGCGCGCCAGCGGGGGTTTGCTTCCGCGCTCGCCCCTCCGGGGTCAGCCTATGGAGCGGCTCGACCCCAGATCCTCACGGCTCGTCGTCGTCGCCCTCGTCGAATTCAGCGTCAAACGAATCCTGCGCGCTCTTGCGGCCGTCGAGCCGCTCGAGGCCTTGGCTCTTGACGATCTGCACGTGCTGCAGGCCAAGGCTGATCCCCTTGTTGCCTTGCACGTCGTAAGAGAACGGGTTGACCGAAAAGCGCGCGTGCTGGCCGGGCCAGACATCGGCCGAATCGAGGATGTCCTGGCGTTGCGCGTCGACCACGCCGGGGCGCGAGGTGGTCGAGGCGGTGATGAAGATCTCGTAGCCTTTCGGAAACGAGTCCTGGCGGTCGGCCACCAGCCGGAAGGGCGAGCGCAACGATCGGCCGAGGATCAGCTTGGGGAAGGATTGCTTGGCCAGCTCTTCGACCGCCCGGCTGAGATTTTGCCAGGCTGGCGTCTTCAGCGCCGTAGGGCTGAACAAGAGAACGGCCGAGAACTTTTTGTCCTCCGAGCCGGGCATCGCCCGAGCCTTGAAGACATGCGGGTACGAGAGCGTCCCGACGGGGGTTTGAAAGCTTGCCATGTGTCGTGTCCTTTACGGTTTGTGGGATCAAGGTGCTCGCGAGCACTTTGATCTTAGATATCCGCATCCAAAGCGGCGGCGGATTGGGCGAAAGCGTCGTACGGGGTCAGGTGTTGCATCGGCGGTCGGGGGTCGGTTTCGCGAACCAATGCCGGCTTGCCCGGCGGCTTGTCAACCAGGCCGTCGAGGACCTTGGCGGGGTCCGCATGCATTTTTCGCAGCTCCTTCTCGACCTGCGCCGGCGAGCGCACGGTCTGCGGCTCGACCAGGCGCTCGAGCTGGCCATGCGAGAGACCGGCGCGGCGCATGATCGCCTGCAGGATGACGATCGGGTCCTTATCCGACCATTTGCGTAAGGACCGGCCCTCGACCAGTTTGAATCCTGGCACGTCCTCGCCGCGCCAGATCCGGCCGGTTGCTTCCTTTTGCAGGGCCTCGATCCAATCGGCCAGGCGCAGCGCGAGTTGCAGGCGCTCGGCGACCGCCTGCGGGTCAATCTCCAGCGTGTTGGCGAGCGCGCCGTCGTCGACGAAAGCGTCGCGCGCGGCGATCTGCGCCAGGTCGTGCTTAAGCGGGCAGGCGGCCAAAGCCGGACAGAACCGGCACCACGGCCCATCATTGAGCGTCGGGTCGCCGTCGACGATCCGCTTGACCGCCGGGATCAATTCGGCGTCGCGCCACATCAAGAGGTCGATCAAATCGATCGACCACGTCTTCGGTTGCGCGCCGTCGATCCGCGGCTGGATGATGGTGAGGCTGATCTCTTTAACACGCCGCTGCACCGTCTCGGGCACGGTCTCGTAAGCGCCGAGGGCGTAAAACATCACCTGCGGATTCATCTCGATGCCGACGACAACACCCTTGCCGTATTTGAAATCGACGACATGCAGAGTTGGCGAAGCAAAGCCGATGAAGTCGGCCGTGCCATAGCACTCGGCCGGAGCTGGGACTGACGTGATCCAAACCTTTTTCTCAAACGCCGCCCACTCTGCGGCCGTATTGATCGAGGCGACGAACGCGCGGTAGGTCTCAACCCCGTCGAGCATCTCCTGAGTGATCAGGACCTGGTGCTTGTCGGCCTCGACAATCGCCCCCACCGCGACCTCAGGGCCGCCGCTCAGGGCCGCCTCCGCCAGGGCATGGGCGACCGTACCCTCCGCGGCGTAGGCGGTCGTACGGCCCTCGTAGGGCCGGGAAAGCGGCACTGAGCCGGGGCACTTCATCCACCGGGCTGAATTCGACGCTCCGAGTTCGGCGTGGATGGCGTGGTCGGTCATACGACATCCTCCAGGTCAGGGGCGGCGAGGTGACAAAGGAAGTCGCACGCTGGCGCGATTGGATTGTTCGTCGGCCAATTCTCGGGAATTTCGTCGATGAACCGGCGAACATTCTTGATCCGGCATAAGCGGACGTTCAGTTCGCGGGCGAGCTTGGCCATGCGCTCGAACTCGAGCGGAAACTTCTGGCGCACGAGCGCCCAATAATTCGGGCTGGTGGCCTTCACGCATGGGATGCAGTTGTTGTTGGTGAAACCCAAAGCGTACATCGCCGGCGGCGGGACGCCCGCTCGGTCAAGCAACGCCAAACAGGCTTTCTTGGTTAACCCACGTTCGATGAGTGGCGTCTCAATTGTCAGTTCTGGATAATTGGCGCGCAGCCGTTGAGCGCGGCTAACGTCGGCGGCGTCAGCCGTGTAGCCGAAAACATGAACATCGTCGGGGCGTTGAAACTCAAGCCGGGGCATGACTTTCATCTCGACGGTGCATAAAGCGCCTTCGACGCCCGCCAGATAACGGCGGCGCTCAAATACATCCCAGGTATCGGCGTACCGTTCTGAATGCAGAATGATCACAGGATCGCCAAACCAGATTTCGCAATCTTTGAGAAAACGCCGATTGTCAGGATGCTCGGCGCCGGTGTCACAATAAACCGGCGTCACATAAATGTGCTCGGCGAGCGCCAGCTTTGTCGCCACCGCTGACGCTGCGCCGCACGAAAACCAAGACAGAATGCGGATCACGGGGTCAGCGCCTGCAATTCGGTCAGGAGCTGCATCGCCTGCGGCAGGATGTCGTCTTTGAGGTCTTTCAGGCGCTGCACGCCCTGCGCGTCGCGAAAGGCGATGATGCGCTCTTTGATGTCCTGGCCGCCGTGTTGGTAGACGTCGGTCAAGCTCTTGATCAAGGCTACACGGTCGATCGCTGGTGAGGAGTCAGGAATCGTCACCAGCTCGGGTTCGATTTTCTTCGGCTTGCCTTTCTTGGCCGGGGTCGCGGGGGCGGCGCCGGCCGGCACAGGCGCCTCGGCGCCGTCGCCGTCCGACTTGGGGCGTTGTGGGGTGGCGAAGGCGGGCTCGGGCCTTGCGTCGGGGTCGTCGGGCTTGAGGGGCGTATCGAGGTCTTCGGCGAACGTGAAATTCACGGCTGTGGCGGCCGCCGGGCGAGCGGGAGCCACGAGAGCGGGGAAGCTGGCGGTCAGGTCTTGGATCAGGTCGGTTAGACTGGCGGCGGTGATTTCGATTTTGATCACGGTTTCCTCTCCTCGTCGTTCATGCCAGGATCGGCAGTCTCTGCGAGCATGCCTCGCAGCAGTTCGTGGATGCGTCGGATTGTTTCGGCGTCGTGTCGGCTGCAAATCTTGCGGCTGAGCCGGGCGCGCTGGCGGGCGACCGCCTCGACCGCGTCGGCGAGGGCCGCATCGGAATCGGCTTGATGGCGTTGGCTGTCGACCGGCAGCGCAAGTCTCGGCCGCTGGCGAAGCTGCAGTTCACCCGCAATCGCGTGCTCTGCGGTGTCGCGGATAATATGATGCTCGAGCTGCAAAGACGCGTCGGCGGCGTCCATCGCCTGGCGCAAGGGCGTGTCGTTCATGCGTGTCCTTTCATTTCCGGCTGGCCTTCAAAACGGGCAATCTGTTCTTTGAACAAGGTAATGATGTCAGCCCGATCTGCGCCATTCGAAATGTAATTGGCGCGGCCCTCGTGATCGCCGAACGGGAACACCAGAAGCACGAAGCCGGTGTGGCGCTCGCCCCCTTTGAGGTGACCATTGAACGCCATATCCAATCCTCGCGCGACAGCGTTCATCTGTTCGTAAAGCCCGCGTTCGATCGGCGCGTCGCCCAGTTGGTGGTCGGTCATTAGGGCTTTGGGACCTGGAAGGTCACTATGAGGTCTAGCAACTCAGCGACGCGCGCGTGCACGAGGCGCATTTGCGCGTGGGTCTCATTGGAGAGCTGACCATGGGCGTTCTCTTCGTCGCGCTCGATCAGCTCGCACAGGAACCGTATGTTTTCGAGAAACACGGACGGCACGATGTGTTGGGTGATCTCGGGTTTGTCTTCTTCATCACTCATGCTGCGGGCTCCATCAATAGCGCGATGTCCTCGGCCTTGCGGATCAGGACACGCGCAATCGCCTCGTCGATCGAACCGCCGAGGGTCAAGACGTGGACGTTGACCGTACGGACCTGGCCGGGCCGGTGGGCGCGGCCGATCGCCTGGGTGATCGTCTTCGGCGTCCAGTCGGATTCCATGATCCACACGCTCGAGGCCGCGGTGAGGTCGATCGATTCGCCGGCGACGCTGATCTGGCCATTGAGCAGGCGTCGCTTGGGGTCAGTCTGGAAGGCCTTGATGAACTCGATGCGCGCCCACTGCGGCGTGCGGCCGTCGAGGGTGACGACACCGTATTTGATGAAGGCGCGCTCGAGCGCCCGCATCACCTCCTGGTGGTAGGCGAACGCAATCACTTTTTCCGGCGAGCCGTCTAGCTCCTGTTTGAGGGCGGCGATCATCGCCGCCGTCTTAACGACGCCGGTCAGGCGCCGATTGGTCGAGGCGTGTTCCGACGATCGCGCCAAGGCGAGGGCCGCCTCGCCGGTCGCCGAGCCGATCGATCGCGCCATATCGGCCTCGGACTTACGCCAGGCCTCGAGAATCTCGGCCGGGATCTCAAGATCTTGTATGTCGACGGGGTAGGCGTTGATGACCAAAGGCGGCAGGTCGAGGACGTCTTTTTTCCGCACCCGGTGGCGGAAAGTCTCGAGCCGCCGGCGCAGGTCGTCGAGCGGCGGCCCCCGCTGCGCGCCGACGACCGTCTCGACCATCCGCCTGCCAAACCGCTTCATCTTGGTCTGGCAATAGCGATCGACGAAGCTGTCGTAGCCGGGCGCCTTGAGCAGTTCTGGCCGCAGCGCGGCCAGATGCGTCCATAGCTCGCCCGGGTGATTGGGCATCAAGGTCGCAGTGCACAAGACGACGGTGGGCGCCTGCTGCGCCAGGCCGCCCTTGGCGTCCGGCCCATAAGCGGCCACCGTACGCTTCGAATCGCGATTCTTGAGCGCGTGCGCTTCATCGATGATGCAGAGGTCATAGGTGTATTGCACCAGCCGGCGAACGACGCTCTCGTGGGTCGAAAGCGTGTCGAACGACACCAGCACGATATCGACGAAGGCGATATCTTGTTGGGGGGATCGTACGATCACAGTCGATCGATCGATGGCGCTGTACTTGGCGAATTGCGCCACCCAGTGAGTGAGGGCGATCGTCGGGCAGATTACCAGGATGCGGCGCGCGTGGATGCGGTCGGCGACCATGATCGCCGAGCGGGTCTTGCCGACGCCGGTGTCGTGCACCGCCGCGGTGCGTTTGTAGCGGACCGCGAAGTCGACGTACTCGAGCTGGTGGCGCCACGGTTTCGGGATCTTCAGGTCGTCGATCAAAGCGTCGTCGTTCACTTCTTCGCCATGGCGGCCAGGTCCATCGCCACGCCACTGGTCTTGGGCGCTTTGGGTTTGGCGATCGGCCGCACGGGCGGTGTCTCCGCCGGCGGCGTCGCCTGGCGTTGCGAAGCGGTCATCCGCCCGCGGGCGACGCCTTGAGGGGTTGCTTGCTGAGTTCCGGGCTTAAGACTGCCGCTGCGCTGGAGTGACGCCGTTGCGACCGCGTACGGGTTGACGCCCGGCGACTGCGCTTTGACTTTCTGCACCGCTTTATCGAGGATCTTAGGCATGGCTCTCTCCTTGTCAGGCAGTTCCTTCCGCCGGCTTGAGGATCGTGTCCATCAGCTCAATCATGCAAGCGAGCTGATCGAAAGCGTCGTGCAGGACGGCGTGGCGCTGGCTCGCCGGAAATTCGCGCAATGACGATTGAATCGCGGCCGTCGCAGCCCCGATAACCATAAGATGATCGATCGAACGTCCGCGAAAATGTTTGCGTACGGCCGCGCCAAAGGCCCGCGCGAGCTTGTATCGGTCCGCCATTTGTGGGTCGTCGAGCCAACTATCGATATCGCTAAGATCGATGGTGGGTTTCATTTTGGCGCTAGCTCCCGCCGCAGGGTTTCGAGCGCCTCGGCGCGGGCTTGATCGTCGTCGAAAACCCGAGGCGGCGCGAGGGGCGGCATCGGCGCGAAGGCCGCGAACGTCGGCCGATGCGAACAGCTCTGCGCCCACGGGTACTTCCAGACACTGAAATGGTGGCAGTCGGCCCAAGCTGGACCGGCGCTAATGAAAACTATCAAGCAGGGCCAAGTTGACCGGACCACAGAACTGACAAAGGCCGTAAACAGCGAACGGCTTGACGTATAAGGTTTCGCCGCAGTGCGGGCAGCCGCCCGGAATGGTCGCAACATCATCGTTATCGTCAGTGGCCGTGAGCCGGAGTCGCCTTTTAACGCGAGGCAAGATTGTCTTTTGCGTGGGCATCGGTCCCTCACACCAGCAACTCCAAACGCGCGATTCGCTTTTTCAGGGTGTCGTTTTCGTCGAGCAGGCGCGTCATCTTGTGGTTGTTGGCCTGAAAGGAATGCAGCAGGTTGTCAGCGCTTGCCCGGGCCGCGGCCACCGAGCGCAACACCCAAATCGCGGCGACGATCTGCGCCATCGCGACCAGGATGACGACGATCGCCACGACGTTAGTGATCATCAACCAGAACCCCCGCATACGCCTGCGCTGCCGCTCGATAGACGGCCGAATCCGGCAAAGGCCCGGTATAAGGCTCGAATTCATGCGAATTAGCGCTGTTCGGCCATTGGACAATCCACAAGAGGCGGACCGGGTCACGGCCATTACATTCCTGATTGAAGGGGGCGAACAGGTGCAGCCAGGGACCAGGCTTGCCGTCGACAATGTTAATCTTGATATGGTCCAGCGGGTCCGACCAAATCGGTTTTCTGATCCGTTCAATACCCCGCCGGGCGGCTTCGTTGAGTGAGATCATACCGGGTCATCCGCATGCCAATGCCACAAGGCGATGAGCAGAGCTTCGCTTCGATTATGATCGCGCTTGCGCGCCAGGCCCTCAAGCCGGGGAAAGCGGCTGATCGCCAAGGCGCGAGCCTTCTCGCCGTCGTCGCCGATCAGATGGTGAAATTTCTTCCACACCGTCGGCGCGACGCTGATGATCGGCACGCCGGCGCCGATCAGCACGCCGCGGATCAAGCCGACCGCCATGCCGAACTTGAACGTGCTGGCGACCCCCTGCTTCGGCATCGAGTGCACGTCCTCGACCACTGCGACCTCGGGCTCGAGCCGTTCAACCACATGGCGCCAATGGGCGGCGTTGATCTGCTTGTTGACCACCGGCAGGTCGTCGATCTCCACCACGGCGCCGGAATCGAGCATCGCGTAGCCGCCCGACACGCCAGGATCAACGCCGAGGATGCGCATCACACCTCCTCGTCGATGAAGTAGAGGACGTCGGGCGTGTCGCGCGAGCCGACCAGGCGGGCCTTACGGCCGGTGCGCCGCCGCCAACGCCGGAACATCTCCTGCGCCGAGAGCTTCGATCGAACGGGAACGGTGTCGCCATGACGCAGTTTGTCGAAGTCGTACAGCCGTTCCCGTTCCGAATCGGGGGGCGGGGATTGGGCTTTCATCGTTGCGAACATCAAAACGAATCCTCTGTCACTGTCAAGCTGGAGTTTGCAATTACACAACTCCTGTGCTTACATGGCCACAGTGGCGGCCGTTCGCCACGATAACCGACAAACCGAGGAATCCCTATGACCCGCAAAGAGTGGATTACCGCTGCGCCTAATGGCGGAGAAAATTAAGTTGAAGGTCCATTCCAGCATCACCGCCGACCGCCTCCTGGAGGCGGTCGAACGGCGTATGACGAGCCTCGACGACCCCGGCTTTTGCACCGCCTGCGGCCATGAGCAGGGCGGCTGCGAGCCTGACGCGCGCAAGTACACGTGTGAGGCCTGCGGCGAGCGGGCGGTCTATGGGGTTGATGAGCTTCTACTCATGGATGTCGGACAATTTTACCAATGACCGCTGACGATGAACGCGTCAAAGTTCGCAAGCAGGCCTGCCTGGCCTATTGGCGGGAGGCGTACCCGTTCGAGCCCGATCCGAGCGACGTCGACCTGCACCTGTTCATGGTGGCGCAAGAACGCAAAGTCTTCCTCGAACAATGGCGCAAAGCGCACCCGGGTCGCGTTCCGCCCGACGATTACGCAATCGTGCGCCAGTGGGCGGTGGATGAGAACAACCGTCGCGCCCTCGCCCACTTGCGCCGAACCAAGAGGGTGACCTGGCAATGATCGACATCGAACAGGCGTTGGATAGGTTGGTCGAGACCTGCGGCGCGCCGCGGATCGTCGAGGCCCTCGCCTACGTCTGCATCGAGCGCGGCAAGCGCGCCGCCGAGGTTTGGCAGGACGCGCGCCAGGGCAAGGCATGGGTCGTGGCCGGCGCCGCCCTCGAGGCTGTGTATGTTCGGCTCCAGGGTCAGATCTTCATCAACGGCCCGCCGGCGCCCATCCGGTTCGACAATGACGACGATGATGGGGAATGACGAATCGGGGCCGCGCGTGGGAGCCACCACCCGCGCGCGGTCCCCGTGAGGGGCGGGGGTTCCTGGACAAAGCCGTCGCGATATTCAGGGGCTCCCGCACCCAACGCTCTTTAGGAGGTCTCGATGCTGCCTTTAGCGCCCCTCGCCCGCCGCGGCGACGTCTATCGTGACGAACCGATCCTCGTCGAACGCCTGGCCGAATGGGGCCGCGCGGCGTTCGATTCGCAAGTCTTACCGGAACTTCAGGCGCGCGTCTGGCGCCTATTGGTGGAGCGCGGCGTCGTGGGCTAAGATGGTGTTGGACGTCTCACGTCCCCAAGCAGCAATGCCCCCCTCTAGACCCGTGCGGCGCGAGGGCCATGCCAAATCGGGACGCGAAGGTAGAACGTGAGGCGTCCGCCGCATCAATCGGTAAGCCGGCCCTGTTGAGCCTGCAGACGGCGCCAGAACGCATCATAATCGGGCGTGCCGGCGATCGGCTGGGGTGTCGGCTGGTCGGCCGGCCCCGCAGGTGGCGTCGGTTGTGCGGTGTCGATCGGCGAGAGGGGATAAGCGAGCGGGGCGCCCGCTATGGGGATCAAGCCGTAGCGCTTCAGGATGTCGATGCCTTGGTCGCCAAACAGGACGTAGTTGCTAGTTCCGGTCCCTGCGTCACGGGAGCCCTGGTCGAGGTACTTGATGCCAGGGATGCCCTTACTGGCGAGGGCCGCGCTGGCGGCAGCCTGTGGGTCTGCGTCACCTGCCGATCCGTAGGTCGTCGCAATCGCGGCATGGATGGCTTCGCCATTGTCGCCGGAACTGGAAGCGACAAAAGGCGGGTTTGTTCGCCCTTCAAGGGACCCGCCCTTGTCTGTCCAAAGGTTATTGATCGCCTGCTGCACATCGGGATGCTGCCCGGCGAAGGGCTTTTCCCAGTCGAGGAAGCGCGTCGGATCGGCGTTGATGCCTACTTGGTACATGCTTCCGGTTTGGCCGATCTTGGATGGATCGACCTCGTTCAGTCTTTTTAAGGCGTTGTCGTAGAGGTTTGGCCCCTGGTCGAGGTTGGTCTTCCGGTAGAAGCCCGCCATGTCCGCCATGCGCGTCTTGGCCTCGGCGATGGCGGCCTGTGCGCCCTGCTGCTGGTAGATTTTCGGATCGAGAAATTCGAGCGCCGAATTTTGCCAGTTCTGGCTAACGGGCTGCCCTTCGTAGGTGATCCCACGCGGCCGGTAACTCTTCGCAGTGTCTTCAGCGTCGGCGAAATAAAGACCGTGGCCATAGGCTTGCGCGCCCTCGCCCGTGCCAATCTTGTTGATGTCGAATTGATCAAATGTATGCGGCGAGCCGTGATAGGCGGTGAAACCCGTTTCCGACGTTGGCGGCGATGGGGTATCACCTACCGAGTGCGGGGTCGGCAGGTTAGGGACCCCAGTTCCAGCGCCCGGCGCGGCCGGCGGCTCAGCTCGCGCCGCGAGCGTGCTGGCGACACTGGCGTCCTCCTTAGCGGCCTTGCCGCCGGTCTTCAGGCGACGTGCGCCGATCGCCAGCGGCGCCGCCGCCAATAATTCCGGGCTCGGGTGTGGCAGGCCGCCGCTCACCGGCTGGTCGAGGATGGCTGTGACGTCGCGTCCGAGCAAGTCAGGGCTCGGGACCCCGAGCTTGCCCGCGCCCCAGCCGACGGCATTGCCGACGCCTTGCGTGCCCAGGCTGTAAAGGCCGCCGACCACCTCGCGCGGGTCGACGGGGAAAAGCTCGTTGAGAAAACCGCGATTCGGCGGCGGGGTCGGACGATCAGGCGCCGGCATGGGTTTGACCGCCGAACAATCTGGTCAGAAAATCGAATGGCAGGGTCGGAGCCGCGCCTATGGCTGGGTAGCCCATATTCGGATTGGCCCCGGGAAACGTCCGCTGTGGTATTTGGTTGTAACTGACCCGGCCGCTGACTTCATCCGGCGTCCCTTGCGCTTCTGGCGGCAGTAGATTGACCGCCGGATAGCCCATGCCGGAATGCCCGATCGTGGACAGATTGCGCACTAAGGCGGTCAACCAATCGGTCGGTCCTGATTGGGTCGAATCGATGATTGGGATATGCCCGCTGCCCTGCGTTCGGGCGAGCGCCACCGTAGGCGCAGACGGTCGTGGTGGCGGCGTTGGCGGATTGGCTATGAGTGCGGCCGCGGACGCTGGTGCGGTTCCCGGCGCCGTTTCTCCCACTTCATTGCGTGGCCACGGCATGCCCTGAGCGGTAGGCGCTGATCCCGGCGCGGCTTCTCCCGGTTCATTACGCGGCCAGGGCATGCCCTGCCGGGCGGCGACGTCTGGCGGCTTGACTGGCGGCAAGGGAGCCGCGTTCGCGGTTTGATCAGGGGTGATTTTCGGGGCCAAATTTCCCCCTCCCCCCGGCGGGATGGCGAACGGGGCTCCACCGCCAGACAGGTTGAGGGCGGTCACCGTCCGTTGCTGGGAAGGGTTCGCGCCCATCATCGACACCATGCCGAAACGACTGGGAGGCGGCGCCACAGCCGAGACCGGCGTCGCCTGCGCGGAGGGCGCGTTCGCGCTGGCCGGCGGCGGGATCATCGCCGGCGTTGGCTGCGGGGCGAGCGGGGCCGGCGCCGCAACCATTCCGGTCTGGCGGTTCATGGCGACGTCCGGGCCGCGGGGGTCGCCGCCCGAGGGCGGCGGCGCGGCGGTCGGCTGCGCGATCCCCTGACTGACCGCGTTTGGGATCAGGGCCCGCTGCGCCGCGGTCAGGCCGCCTTCCCAGGTGCCGCCGCCCATTGGCACAGCGCCAATGTCGAAATGCATGAGATCCGTGGCGCCATAGACGCCGCCAGGCCCATTCTTGCCGGAGAAATAGCCGCCCCAGCGGATCGGGGTCGAGCCCGCCGGCTGCAGAGCGTGCACGGTCTGGGCGAATTGCTCATACGTGCGAAAATTCGCTTCGTTCTGGTAATTCTCGAGCGGCTTGCCGTTCGGGTCGATCAACTGAATGTCGAGCGCCTTGCCTTGGCCGTGAAAACGCGGGTCGCCGGCCCGGTAGCCCGAGGTCAATTGCGCGCTCCAGCCTGGTGGCAGGTACTGGGTCGCGGCGCGAACCGTAGCGAGCAGGGTCGGGTCGACCCCGTCCGCCACCGCCTTCGGTCCGACCGAGAACCTGACCGGACCCGGCTGGCCAACGGGCGCGCTCGTTGGCTGCAGGATCGTGCCCGCGGTGTTGTCGGCGGTCAGCGGCAATTTCATGAAGATCTGGTTGCCGATCCGCTGCCCATTGGCGCCCGCCGCCCAGCTCGGTTGGGCGACCACCCCTGGCGCGTAGAAGTGGGTCGCGCCGCCGGTCGGGTCAGCTTGCGGCGTGTCGCCGAACACCGCATCGGTGATCTGGCCGACCCGCTGGTAAAGCGGGGAATTGGCGCTAGTCTCGCGCGCCATTCGGCTCGTGCTGGGCCCGCCGGCGAACTGCTTCGGCGCCGTGAGGACCCGGGTGCCGCTGCCTTGCCCGTACGGGTCGCCCCAGGCGTTTGAGTAAATCCGGTTCTTGATCACATTGGCGACCGCGTTCCAGCCCTGCGGGCCTTCGCCGGCTGATTCCCCGATGATGGTGCGAATGAGCAGGTCGCGGAATTGCGGGCTCAGCGCGGGCATGGAGCCTTGCCTGTTGGCATTTGCACAACTATATGCTTGGGCATCATCCCCTGTCCAATGGTGTCAAAATGCACTTCATAATCGGTCTGTTCCTGCTCTGCGTGATCCTGGCCGTGCCCGCTTTGCGCGCTGTCGCCCTGTTTCTGTTTGTTTTTGGCGGCCTCGTGATTGGCGGCCTGTTTCTGGTCCTCCAACATGATAATGCTAAAATTACCGCACAAAAGCAGGTATCAATTTTTGATCCTCCAGTTAAACATTGCCAGTATGGGTCTCAATACTTTGATAAACCCCAACCGCATTACGAGTGTTTGTTGCCATAGCTGAAGCCTTATTGATTCGTATCGCGCTGGCGTTGTTGATTAATTAGCGCCTGCCGCAAAGCGTATTGCGACAGGATCGCCGGAATGTCGGCCCGGCCGGCCAGCGCCCGCACCATGTCCGGGCTCTCCAGGCCGCCGGCGAGCGCCGCGACCCCGCCGAGTCGGGTCGCCCCACCGCCGCGGAGAATGCGATCAATCAGCAGTTGGCTAGCGATTGATTTCGTCAGGCCCGGCCGTTCGGGGCGCAATTCGAACTGATTGCCGACCGTGTTGACGTCGGCAAGCTTTTGCGCCGCTGGAGGCGATCGACCCCATATTACCTGCTGGGTCGGCTCGTTCAGTTTGGCGTAGGCGTCGGAAAACCCTTCCGGTTTGAATCCTTCTTTGGTGACGCCGTAGTTACGGACGGTATTGGCGACCGCGCTGCTGGTGACATCGTCACCGAGGTTAGCGCGCATGCCTCGCAACGTCTCCGGGTCAACGGTGGTCGCAGTCTGCATCTTCTTGGCGACCGTCCCGGCTTGCGGCGTATCTCTGAAGGTCACGCCGCCGCCTCGGGTCTCGTTCCGCTCGCCGCTGAACTGCTGCAGGAACGGGATCTGCTCCTGCTCCATTTTCCGGTACGCCTCGTTAGCGTCGGCGAATTCCTGCGCCTGGCCCTTGCTGGCCGCCGCGTCATGCATCGCGCTGGTGGTCGTACCGTAAAGCCGGTCGTAATTGCCGCCGACCACCGGGTCGGCGCTTTGCGTTCGTTTGCCCAAATCGCCGCGAATGTCCTTGACCGCGCCATAAGACGCCGTGGTGGCGGTAGGATCATCGGGGTTCTGACGCTGAATGGCTTCCTGCACGTCGGCCGCGCGAGGGGCGACCGTGCGGCCAATGTTCGGACCGACGCCTCGACTGGTCATGATCCGGTTCATTTCGTCGACCACCGGACTGACCTCAGTGTCAGTGAACGGGCCGATATTGCGCTCGAGGCTGTCCTCACGCGCCTTATTCGCTGTGATCAATTGGTTCTGCTTGGCCTGCGCGGCGGTGATCACTGGCTGGCCAATCTCGTCCGGATTAGCTGGTCCGCCGAGCGGACCCCCACCCGGTTGGGCGATCTCGCCGGTCGCCTCGTCGAGGCCGCGCTCGATCGCCTGCCGGTTACGCGCGCGGGCATTCTCGATCCCACGGCCGGCGATCGGCACGGCGCCGATATTCTTCTCGACGCTCTTCAACTCGTTGCCGCCAACCATGCCGGCGGTCGGCAGGAAGCCCAAACGTTTTGAGGCGTCGAAGGTCTCCCCGCCAGTCTCTCCGCCATAGGAGGTTCGCGCAGTCTCACCAGCGGCGCGGGTGGCTGCGGTGCGAGCCCCTCCGGCCGCGAGCTGAGCCACGAACTGGGCGAACGGACTGCCGCCCTCCGCCTGACTCTCTTCAGCAGCCTTCTGTCCCAGGTATGTATCAACCGCCGAACCCCCGACTTGCCGGCCGTAGGTGCCGACTTTCGACCAGAAAGTCGGCGACTCGGCGATTCGCGCCCATCCAGTTGGCGCCGCCAGCGTCCCATACTGATCAACGAATCGCATCGCCGCGCCCGCGTCTGGCGCCATCGCGATTGGCGCGCCTGGCACACTGATCGGGCCAGCAACATGACCGCCCTTTTCAATATCGGAGATCATCTGCTCGCTTGGCGGCTTCGACGTATCGATCGGCGTCTTTTGGTCGACATCGAGAAGCGGCTGCGCCGGCGTGGTCAGGCCGAGCCGATCGAACTCGCCGCCGAGCGCCTGCGCGCCGCCCACCAGCATGTCGAACGGCGACATGACGTAGCGGGCGCCAGTGCGCGCCGCGAGCTTGGTCCCCTCGAGGACGTCGGCGCCGCCAGTCCGCACCCAATCGCCCCACGTATTGCCTGGTGGCGTAGCTTGTGACGACGAAAGGTTGAAGCCCGACCAATCATGAACGTCTGGCGATGTCGGTTGCTCGACAGGCGTTGGGGCCGCAGGGACTGTAGGCGCTGCGGGCGCTGCGGGCGCTGCGGGCGCTGCGGGCGCTGCGGGCGCTGCGGGCGCTGCGGGCGCTGCGGGCGCAAGATTAAAACCGGCCCATGGATCAGCCATTGGGAACTGTCCCCGTACGACCATCGGGTAGTCTGAATTTCTTACCCGGCCCAAGTTTTCGCGCTTCGTCGGGTGAGTTCACGACAGGCAAATCGGCGTCGCCTTTCCCGATCAGCTCGGGATGCTTCATGATTTCGCGCGCCTCGGCCTGGGCGTTTCGATCCTGCGCGGTGAAAAACGCATTCTGCGCCGCTTTATCCATGGCTGATTGTTTGTAGGCGGACGCCGCCGCGCCGTCGGCGATGTGGTGATTGAGCACCGCGTCCAGCGAATCTGTCGCAGCGTGGAACAGCTCCGGGTCGTCGAGCGGGTTCGGCAGGGTGCCCATCATCGCCTCGATGCCGCCCCGCAAGGGCGGCTCGCCCTGCGCGCCGCGCACTTGGCCGAGCAGGCCCAGCATTTGCGATTGAATGAATTTCTGCGCTGAAACGCGATCGCTCAATCGGTCGAGAGGAAGGCCCAAGCTCTGCGCAAGCCGCACCACGCCCATGTCAACGAGCTTGCCGGACGCATCATAAGCGCCTTGAGCGGCAAGCTTGTCGTACAGCCCTTTCAGCACATGCAACTGCGCTTGCGCGCCAACCGCGGCGTTGCCGACTTCCCTGATTTTGTCGGCCGTCGCAGACGTGGCCTTGGCGGTTTCCGTGCTCGCGGTTGAGGACGTCGTGTCTGGGCCGCTCACCACCGCGCCGCCAGGACCCCCCGCGCCATCACCCGTCGGGAAATGGCGCTCGGTGCCGACCGTAAGGTCGTAAGGCATCTTGTTCGCCTGACCGACGGCGCCCCGCACGGCGTAAGTATTGCCCGGCCCGACCGTGCCCGACTGGCCGAGATTGACCGCAGTGGTTAGGTCTGCCGGCCCGAGTTGCCCGCGCACCATCTGGCCGGCGACGATCTTGGCGTAAGGCGAATAGCTCGCCGTCGACGCTGGCCCACCGGGAATGCCGCCCTCGCCCTGCGGGACGCCGGCGTCGGGAGGTTGAGCGAGACTCGCGGCTGTCGAGCCGACGGTCGGGTCGGCGTTGACGCCCGGCGCGCCGAGATAGCCCGGTATGCCCCGCACGGCCTCCTCTTCCGCCGGCACAGTGGTCTTCAGGCCGCGATTGGTGAGCGCCTGGCCCTGGCTCTGCAGCCACAGCATATTGGCCTTGGCCTGCGCCTCCGGGCCCATCGAGGACGCCAGGCCGCCCAAGACGCTGCCGAGGGCGCTGCCGGTCTGACCGCCGTCGTTGATGTAGATTCCGGGCATGGCCTTAACTCGTCTTGGTGGGTTTCATCATGCCGCCGAACGCTGAGCCGGCGACATTGGCCAGCGAGCTGGCGACGCTGCCGGCCAGGTTCGAGCCTTGCGTGTACTGGATCGGCTGAATGTTCTGCGCGATGCCGAGGGTGCGCGCGTCGCCGGTGCGCTCGTCGCTGGCCAGGCCGATCGTGTCGCCGGCGTTGGCCAGCGCCGTCC